GTCGGAGTAGCGAACTGGCAGAAGTAGTCGAAACAAGCGGACTGATACATGACAAAGCTAGCGGGAAACAACAACCAGAGAGAGTCGCCCAAGCCATGGCCGACGGCGAACTCGGAGAGATAAGAGGGGAGCTTTTCGAGATGAGTGTCATCATCGAAGGAGATGGCCAACTTGGCGAATAGGGCGAGGGGGGAGCGGACGGCACCTTCGGGGCCGACGTAGTACCCGCAGAAGAGGCCGTAAGGGGAGAGCTCTGTCTTGAACTGGAGGTGGACGAGGGGAGAGACAGCGGCCCAGAAAGGGGAGGTGGGGGGCTCAGAGTCGAGGAGGGAGTCGTCGCCAGAAATCATGACGCCCTGAGTGGTCACTTGGTACTTCAAGTAAATGATGGCCAAGTTGTAGTCGGAGTTGTCGTCATAGGTTCCAGGCTCGCCAGTGAGACGCATGCAGGTCAGTGGCCCGAACTGAGTCTCGATACTGGTCTTGATGGTGAAATGCAGGTCAATGAGATTTTCTGGGATGTTGAGACGCTGCATTTTCTTCACTTCAAAAAGAACAGCCTCGCCATGCTGAGACTGGTCGAAAGCGGTGTAATCATTCGCCAGGTGAATAGAAGGGGTGAGGTGGGCCTGGCACCACTGAGAGAGCTCAAAGGGAGTGTGGCCGGCGTGAATATAGAGGTTGGAAGGGCGGTCGAGGTCGTCGAAATGCCGCTGGTATTTCTTGACTGGGCCGAGGGCCAAGATGATGGCGTCGTGCATCAAAGCCAGCGTTTGACAGGCTTTCCAAGGACCGAAAAGCGATCCTTCGTTGACCTTGTGCTGGGTCTTTGCAAAGATTCGGACGACGGAGTAGCGCCAGTCAGGGTCCGAGCGGAAGGCGTTGGCCATAATGATGGCTTGAGTCTTGGAGGTGAGCTGAGCGAACTCGTTGAGATTGATACACTCGGCAAACAAGACTGGATCAAAAGGGACTCGACGGTTTGGGTTCCGACAGTAGGCTCGGCAATGGGCTTCGTAAAGAAGTTGAGCGAGGAGCTGATCGTTGGAAGTTGGCTTGTAGGGATGGCGGGAAGGACGGAAACGAAGACGTTTCTTAATAGAGGCTGGCAGCAAGGTAGGATCATGCTTGGAAGAGTGCCTTGGGGCAAGCAAAGAAAGAGGCTGGGGCGCTAGGACGTTAGGAAGATTCAGATAGGGGAACTGATTGGAGGTTTGGTCCCGGTGAATGATTTCCTTGGAGGAAGGATCCAGAGCGGGAAGGAAGTTGGAGGCGAGCGAACGGAAGTCGATGCCAGGATACACGGGTTCGATTGGGGCGGGGGTGAAAGGATAGGGCAGAGTTGGTGGGGCGGGGGCAGAAGGCAATGCGGAGGGAGTGTCGAAGTGG